ATCGTGATCTGTCGGACCGACAGATCACGATCAGGTACCGGCGGGACATAACGGAGGAATGGCGGGTCACGCGCGCCGGCGGCCGCAACGCCGGCAAGGAAATGGAGATCAAGGCGATCCGCGAATCGAACCGGCCCGGGCACCTGGTCCTGTTCGCTCAGGTGATCAATGGCTGACTTCGCTGTCGAGATCACCGGCCTGAAGGAGCTGGACCGGGCATTGCAGGAACTGGCCTGGCCAGCCGCCCGACGGGCGCTGCGAAAGGGCATGAGGCAGGGTGCCAACGTAATCCGCGACGAGGCACGCGCGAAGGCGCCGCTGGATACCGGGCTGCTGAAGCGCCGGATCCGCACCCGCGAGCGGAGCGACCTGGACGGGAACATGCGGTTCTCCGTCGAGATTCCGCGCAGCGCCTTCTACGGCCGGTTCATCGAATACGGGACGTCGAAGATGGCCGCGAAGCCGTTCCTGCGGCCGGCGGCAGAGGGCAAGACCGAGGAGGCCGTGACGTCCATGCGTGATGCGCTGGCCGAAGCGATTGCGATCGAGATGCGGAGGGCGCGCCGGTGAGCCTGGACACAGACCTGCTGGCAGCGATGAAGACCGTGGAGACGCGGTCGTACGCATTTCCGGCCGCGACACCCCAGCCAGCCAAGTACGCGACGTACCAGCGTGTTTCCGGACGGCGGCACGCCACCCTCAACAGTGGGGTGGGCGCGCCACGAGCCACGTACCAGATCGACTGCTGGTCCACGGTCAAGGGGCAGGCAGTGGAGCTGGCCGAGAAGTTCAAGGATGAGCTGCCCGACCTGCTGAAGGTAGGGGACATCACCGACAACCCCGACGATTACGAGAAGGACACGCAGCTGCACCGGGCCAGCTTCGACGTGACGATCTGGCAGTAACGCCCGGCATCAGGCAACACCCCCATCCACCCGCCTCACGGCGGTTTTCATACGCCCGAAGGAGGGCAGACCCATGGCCGACAACAAGGCTATCAGCGCTCAGGACTCCGCGGTCTTCGTTTCGACCACGGAGATGACCAGCTTCAATGAAGCCGACTATACCGAGGTGGATGGCGTTACCACCTTCCCGTTCGGTCCCGGCCAGGCGAACACCCTGGACGCGACGAACCTGCGCAGTACGGAACTGGAAAACATCCCGGGTCTGTCTGGCGGGCAGTCCGTGCAGATCGCCGGCCATCGTTGGCCGATCGGTGAATCGCCGGGCCAGGACATCTTGATGGAGGCGTCGCAGACCGACGACCTGTGGTTCCTGATGGTGCTCCCGACCGGCGACAAGGCCACTTTCGTGGCGAAGGTCGCCGCGTTCAACGTGGCGCCCGGCGTGAACCAGGTGCTGACCTTCACCGCGGACGTGCTGCCGCGGAACTTCCAGCTGGAAGCCACTGCATCCTCCAGCGTCTAAGCGCTGGACAACAACCCAAGGCATAGCCGAAAACCATCATGAATCTGCTGACCAAAGAGGCGATCCTGTCCGCCGACGACAGGAAATTCGAAGACGTGTCCGTCCCGGAATGGGGCGGAACGGTTCGCGTGGCCACGATCTCAGCCATCGAGCAGGATCGTTGGTCCGAGGCCGCCGGCAAGGATGGCGGCATCAGCAAGGAAACCTTCCGGATCCAGTACGTCGCGCTGTGCTGCGTGGACGAGAGCGGAAACCAGCTCTTTGCCCCGAAGCATGTCGAGGCACTGGGGAAGAAGTCCTCGCGCGCGATCCAGCGTGTCTTCGACGCAGCAGCCAAGCTAAACGGAATCAGCGGGGAGGCTGCTGAGGAACTGGAAAAAAACTCCGAAGCCGGCCAGAGCGCCGGCTCCAGTTCCGAATCGCCTGGCGACTAGGGTTCCCACACCCTGACTTGATGCTGGCCGGAATGGATGCCCGCCAGCTTTCTGAGATGTACGCCTTCGCGGACATTGAACCGCTCGACGAACCGCTCCAGCGGATGATCGCCGAAGTGTCCGCGACGCTGGCACGGGTCAACGGCAACAAGCTGTCGTCCGACGACTTCATGCTCGTGCCGAAAGTCCAGCCACCCGATCAGGAAAGGGCACTTCGCCAGCACCAGATCGTGGCTATGTTCGCCAAGGCGGCAAGACACAACGACAACGCGAAGTAGTTCAAGGGCCGGCGAGTAATCGCCGGCCTTTCTCTTTTTGGAGACCCCGGTGGCAACAGCCGCTTCAATCCAAGTCGACCTGATCGCGAACACCGCCAGGTATCGCAGCGCGATGCTGGATGCCGGTCGGGTCACGAACCAGCAGATGGCAGCCATCCGAAAGGAGACCGCAGCCACCGCCCAGTCGATCCGCACTCTGAACACCGTTGCTGGCGGCTTCCTGGGATTCCAGGGGTTGAAGACCGCGGCAGTGGAACTGTCCCGTGTCGCGGACCAGTATTCCAACGTCCAGGCCAAGATCCGTCTGGCCGTGGGCGAGAACGCCAACCTCAGCGCGTCCCTGCGGGACGTGTTTGACATCTCCCAGCGCACCTACAGCTCCTTCGACTCCACGGCGACGCTGGTCGCACGCACCACCCGGGCGCTGGTATCGAACGGCGAAGCGTCAGATATCGCATTCCAGAAGTCGCTGAGTCTGTCCGAGGCCATCAACAACGCTTTCCTGGTCAGCGGTGCGACCACCGCCGAAGCGCAGAACGCGATCATCCAGCTGAGCCAGGGCCTGGCGGCGGGTGCGCTGCGAGGCGAAGAATACAACTCGGTCGCCGAGCAGGGTTCCCGGATCACCCAGGCGCTGTCCGAACACCTCGGTGTGACGACCGGCCGGCTCCGGGAGATGGCGAAGGAGGGCAAGCTCACCGCCGAGGTCGTGACCGGCGCATTGCTTGGTAGTTTCTCCAAGCTCCAGGACGAGGCGGACAAGGTTCCGCTGACCATCGGCCGCGCCAAGACCCAGCTGGACAACGCCTTCACCAGGTTCATCGGCGAAGCGGACCAGGCCAGCGGCGCCAGTCGCGCGGTCGCCGGCGCGATCTCGGCCCTCGCCTCAAATCTGGGGCCGGTGGTCAACGCATTGGGGCAGTTGGCCATTGTCACCGCAGGCGCATTCTCCGCACGAGCCCTGCTGGCCGCCCGATCCTATGCAGCAAGCCTACTGGAACAGGCCGCCGCCGCGCGCGCATCACAGGCTGCGACCGAGCAGAAGGCCGCAGCCGACGCACAGGCCGCGCAAGCGACCCTACTGAAGGCACGAGGAGAACAGGTTGCCGCTGAGGCAGCGGTTGCCGCGGCGGCCGTCGATCGTCAGCGGATCCAGAGCGTCATCGCGATGGCGAAGGCGCAGGAAGCCGTCATCAGGGAAAACGCTCTACGTGCCACATCTGAAATCGAGATGGCCACGCTCTCGCAGAGGTTGACTGCCGTCGAGCAGGCGCGGGCGGCGGCCACGGCAGCCCTGGGAGACGCCCGAGCCGCCGAGGTCCGCGCCAATGCGGCCCTGGTCACTTCGAACCGTTCGCTACAGGCCGCGATGGTGGCGACAGGGGCGGCGAGTGCCTCCACTACAAACACCATGACGCTGGGCATGCGGGCGGCGACCCTGGCTCAGAACAGCTTGACGCTGGCAACCCGTGCGTTCTCGGGTGCCCTTGCACTTGTCGGTGGCCCCCTTGGTCTCGTCATCATTGGTGTCGGCCTGCTGGCGTCAGGCTTCGCGAACGCCAAGGCTAAGGCCGATGAGGCTGCGGCCAGCTTCAGGTCCGCCATCGAGCAGGCAAACTCGTTCCTTGACAATCAGTCCCGGGCCGCGGCGCTGCAAGCCGGCACCGCACTATTGGCGGAACGGGCTGCGGTCCAGGAACGCCTGAATCGGCGCACCGAGATTCGATCGACTCCGTCGCTGTACTACTACGACGAGGGAGTGCTGCGCGGCGGCAAGGGCTTGGACGAGCAGATCCGGCAGGACCAGATCTCGCTGGACACCCTCAACAAGAAGATCCAGCACATCAATGCGCAGATCATGCGCAATCGGGACTCTTGGAATGAGGCCGGTGCCGCAACGGCCAGTGCTGCGGACAAGAACAAGGAACAGAACGCCGCACTGGACAAGCAACTCCAGCAGTTGACGGCCCAGAGGTTGGAGTTGACCAAGGGGTTCCGTGCGCGGCTGGAGTACGAAGCCATACAGGAGCAAGGCGTCAAGACTGCTGCGGACCTGGATGCCGGTACGCGCGCGCGCATCGATGCTCTGGTGAAGGAGCATGCCGCCGTACAGGAGGCCACGCAGGGCAAGCGCAACGCCGCAAAGGTGGATCGCGAGTCCTTGGCCATCGGCAAGCAGCGCGAGAACCAGTACCAGTCCATCATCGACCGGATCAACCAGCAACTGGCGCTGGATACCGAGGCCAAGCTAGTTACCGATGACATGACGGCAGCCCAGAAGCTGCAGGTCGTGATTACGGAACAACTGAAGTCAGCAAAGAACAACCTAACCGAGGCGCAGAAGGAAGAGATCAAGACCAGACTGCAGGCACTGGTCGTCAACGGGGCTGAGCTCAAAGCGATCGAGGACCGCAGGAAGGGCGCTGAGGACCTCCTGCGCCTGCAGAACCAGCTCAACGAATCCCTGCGCACCCAGCGTTCGGCCAACGAGGCGGACCTGTTCGGCATCGGTCGCGGCGGTGACGCCGTTGAACGCATGCGCCGGCTGGTGGATATCCAGCGCGAGTACCAGCGCCAGGTCGAGAGCCTGAATCTTCAGCTCGCAGCGGCCGGTGGCGACAAGGCCAGTGAGGCAGCGCGGAAGGCGTATCTGGATCAGATGGACGCGTTGAAGGCGTACCACGAAGCCGCTCTGAAAGAGGAAGAGAGTTTCCAGCAAACCCGAATCGAGATGCAGTCAGACTGGGCCAGCGGTGCGCGCAAGGCACTGGAGGACTACGTCGACGCAGCAAAGGACGTCGCATCACAGTCGGCTGAGGCGGTTGGAAGCGTTCTAGGCGGCCTGGAAGACGCGTTCACTGACCTGTTCACCAAGGGCAAGGCGGACTGGGAAAGCTTCTTCAACGACATCAACGCCATCATTGTGCGATTCGTCGTACGCCAGCAGTTGGCGAAGCTTGCAGAGCGATTCTTCCCTGGCCTCGGCCAAACCGACCAGGCCAGCGCCTTGACCGGCGCGGCGGGGGCGCTGGCGTCGAGCGCCACACCCCTCATGTCCGCTGCGGCGGCCCTGAGTGCCTCCGCATCCGCATTGGCGGCCGCTGGGGCGGGTAGTGC